TAAACCTGATACCCAAAGCCGAATATATGGGAGCAATTGAGTATCAGAAGTTGTCACGATTGTCTCTTGCAATAAGAGAGGGTCCATATATGGTATTACTGGGTTCATCAGTTGGTCGACAGTGAACCTAAAGGGAGCTGAGCTGCTCTTTTGGGTTTCTGCTTCTTTGGAGTTCTTAGATTTGCTTTGGATATTCTCTTTGGGGATTTTTCTCGGTTGGTATTTGTCTCCACAAAAACAGCCCCGCAGGGATAAGGAGTTGCGGAGCGACGACGGGGCACCAAGCCGCCCACTTAACTAAAGATAGCCTCTCCACTTAATCGGCGCGGTTAGCAACCCAAACTCACTTGGGTTCTGCCGCCCTCCTTTCCTGCTAGGCCATTCAAAACGCCCAGGGCACTCCCAAGTGTCGGCTTTATCTCATCTCTCCCATAGTTCTCTAAATCAATCGAGTGTCGAGATTGATTTCTCTTGATAGCGTTTAGGACAAATGACGACGACGAAAACTGAGGAGGAGGAATTCGGACGCGGCGCGTCCATCCCGTATAGTAATACGGGGTGAAAGTCTCCCCCCGTATCTTCAATTTTAAACCCTCTCTTTTATGGTACTAACGACTCTCTCCGAATCTTACTTAGTGCTCGGACGTATTTCATTATCCTAGTGGTGATCATCATGTCCGGTTCTGCGCCTATTTCTAGGAGTGCTATTCCGGTTAATATTTCTTGTGGTGTTACGAGTTGCCCCGTCGGTAGTTCTAATGTGTTTTTGTGCATTTTGAAGTTTTCCCAAGCTTCCGAGGTGGCTAGTTCCCTCCCCTTGGTCATCCTCATCAGACGTTTGCATTCTGGCGGTATGGGCTTTCCATCGTCCCAACCTTTGACCGCCCTCACACTTTTAAAACATAGTTTTGCTGTCTCTTCTACACTTAAACCGCACTCAAATTCACGAAACACGTAATTCTTGCTCATTTTTCGAAAGTTCGTCATATATACCCTGATAATCAAAAGGGTGTATATGTAATTGATATGAAACATTATTCAACATAACGTCGCATAATGCGCACTAAGGCTCACGAGTTGCAATGAGAACGCTAACAACTAATAGCAAAATAAAAACTGCATCAAGTAATAAATAAGGAAGAAGTTCATGAGCCTCTGGAGAATTAGCCCAAGCCTGAAAAGATTCAATCATTGCGATAACCTCCTACAAGCAGCAATACCAACAAGAAAACACCCAAAAAGATAAACCCTTCATAAACATCATAAATCCATTCCATAATTAAATCAGGTGTGAACCTGCCAAAGATTAATTTCATACATGTTCCGCTTCCTCGAAGCGATTTTCGCAAGCTCAATATCACTTCTTGCGGCGAGCGGTCTAACTAGAGGTTGCCCATCTGAATAGCATTATTGTCCCCCAGATGCAGAAGCCCCAGAACAAAGTCCAAAGAATGTTTATGAGCATTGCTATATCTGAACAGGAACGTTTTGCTGGAGAATATCGGTTGGCTTTTCACGTTGGCCGCAAGTGAAGATCCTTTCTGAATCTTCCCAAGTTACCCGATAGACACAATCCGAAAGAACCTCGAACTGGTAGCCAATATCAACCAAATCTGTATGGTCGAAACTAAAAAGCTTATCCGTACCATCGTAAACATCGATGTATATCTTATAGAAAGTCAGGTCACGATTTAGCTCTCCCATTGATTTCAAGTTAGTGGTAAGCGCGATTTGCTTAGCGTAACCAGTGATAAAAAAGTCATAACCATCTAAAGGACCAAAACCGGAACTGTTCTTTTTCTTGGGTGAAGTCTCCGTTCCTTGAGCTGTTGGCGTGCCAACTGGAATTTCGACGTTAACATTTTGCTGCTTTACTGGTTCCGGTGTTTTTTCGGATTCAGGCCACCACGCCATGATGTTGATAGGCAAACCAACACCCAAAAGCAAAGCGGTACCGATAACGGGCCATCGCTTCCAGAAAGGTCTAATGTCTTTCGCTTGCGCTTCTTGAACATGCTTATTGGACTGAGAATGGCTTTTGTAAAACGGAAAATACTCAGACTTGTAAGATCGTATCGACGTATTAACCACCTCACCATTGCAACCATCTTGAACCTTTTTGGTGTATGAGTTGCTGGAACCCATTGCAGTATTTTTAGTGCAACGGTAAGTGACTTCAATCATGTCTTTGATATCACGATGCACCTTGCGTATGTTCTGGGTCAGCAAGATGATATCGACACCATAGTGACGGTGTATCGAAAACCACTCAAGAATCGCAGCCGGAAGCCCACGAGATGGTAAGCTCATATGAGCCTCATCAACAATGTACAAAGGCCCCTGTCCTTTCTCATTTCGCCACTCATCGGAGTAATCTTCAATCTGACTAAAAGGCCGACTTGTAGAGCCAAAATCCGTCAATCGACCATCAACTATCTTTATTAGGTCGCGCGCATCCTCACCGAATATTTTTACAAACCAATCAACATTAAGCGTAATGTTGGTGATGACTTTACGCCCTTCCTTGATAGCCGGAATGATGTGATAAGCAACAGCTTCGTAAGTCTTACCGCCTCCTGGTCTACCTGCTATTGCATAAATCATGAGCCTAACCTCGTAAACGGAATCAGTTGAAGCATTAAGCGAACCGTGATTGCTGCAAGAATGATAGAAAGGCACTGAGGTAGACCAACCGCAGCCATAACCCAAGACACTGTTGGAGGGATTGAAGTCATATACTGACTCATATCAACAGGCGCAAAGAGCGCGAAAACGCCAGAAAGCAGCATGTTAACCATCTCCATGACCTGCTCGACCGCCCAGAAAAATAAGTCCTTGAGCATGTTAAAAAGCGACACTAAAAGCTGATACAAAAAGACCAAAAGCTTATTAAATAAATCGACTAACCAATCCATATTACCCCCCAAAAATGATGCGACGTGCTGCGAAGATGGACGACATAATCAGAACGGCACGAACAAAACCGAAGACCCAATCAAAACTAATGTGCTCTTCAAAACTGAAGTCACCGAAGAACGGAACCGGAAGAACAAAAGATGGACGCTGAGCATTAGATAAATCTATGTTGCCGAATGAATTAACAAAGTCGTCAATCACATTGGTTTTTAGATCATTTAATTGGCCCGATACCAAACCACCTAAACCATCAGGATAAGCAGATTCATAAAAGCCAGTACAATTGCCAGCCTCGATACAAGTACCACCCGTACCAGCGCCGGACGTATCAGTATTGGCAATACCATCCAGTGTTTCAGAAATACCAGCGACATCCTCAGCAATACCATCCATTGCGCCAGCAATTTGTTCAACATCATCACCAACGCCGTTAATGGCATTGGTATTTTTGTTTACCGCTGTTGTTATGTCAGCATTGGCCTGTTGAATTAAAGACTTTGTTTTACGATAGATTTCATTGTCGTTAGCTTGCTGCTTTTGAATGGCCTGCGTATTGGTAACAACTGAAGCATTAAGCGCAATGATTTGATTCTGAACGTCAGCACTTGCCTGATTAATGTCTATATTCATCGCATTGAGCGCCTTGTTTACATCCTTATTCATTCCCGTTATTGCGCTAACTACTGCCGTGTCTGTCGATTCATCTGTTGGAGGGTCCTCAACATCAGGTTCATCTGTTGGAGGGTCAGGAACGACAACATCACTATCCGAATCCGGCAAAACGCTAGGGTCTTCAATGTCACCACCTGTTGGGTCATCAGGGTCATGAGTGGGGTCTGTATCTGGTTTTTCTTCAGTATCAGGGTCTTTAAAATTGGTACATAAAGGATCGGAACAAAAAGAGGGACCGTTTGGAACGTCGCACGCTGGGCCTATGACAGTGTAACTGGCATAACACCAACCGGACTCACCACACCAAGAGCTAGAGCCGTCAATTGAAGCACCACAACCGCCGCCTTTTGAGGAGCAAAGATAACTGGCGGGAGATGAATTACCCCATACAGATGAATCCCAAGTGACCGAATCATGCTCGCCCTCAACATCAGAACAATCACGACCATTGCATTGAGGTTCCCATGACTCAGTTTCATTGCTACAGATGAAAGAAAACTCTTTACCTGATGATTCGCAAGAGTTTCTCGCTTGCTCTATAGCGTCAATAGTAGACTGCCGTGAGCAATAAGGAGGCTCTTCACATTTACCAGTCTCAGGGTTTACATTTTGACCTTCAGGACAACTTTGCACTATAGAACCTCCTATAGTCGCAGTTGTTAACTTAGAATCACCGAAAATTTTAAACTCAACATGCAAATAGTTAGCTGCATAATAAGCATCCTCACAAATATAACGACGACTACCACTCTCCCACCAAACACCAGAAACAGAAGGAGGATGTGAAATATCAACAACATCCCCTCTGGAATATCCCGTACAACGATACGCAATAGAAGCGTAATTACCCTCGTGATGTAACCTTATATATTCAGCATTAGCACTAAACGAAACACTCAAAAGTATCACAAGTGCCGCAATGCTTTGTTTAATACTCATGTATAAACCTCATTAAAAAAGGGGACCGAAGCCCCCTTATCCTCTAAAGTTTTGGCTGGCCACGTATCCGGCAATGCCACCCAAAAGCACAAAGACGATGAGTTGGACATCGTGGAGAACGGCCAACATAAACTTAAGCCTTGTTCACAGCACGCTTAGCAAGAGTGATGGATTTGTAAGCCATAGTAATGCCGACAATCACCAGACCTGCCGCGCCGATTTTGGTTGCCACACCAGATAAGTCGATAGCGGAGAACGGGTCAGCTGCACCACCTTCCGCCGCCATAGCAGGGACAGAAAGCACCGCAACAGTGACGGTTGCCACCGCTTGTTTACCGAACTTTTTAAGCGCGTTTAGACGTTTCATAACAGATTCCTCAAAGTAGTTTTATTAAACGTATTGCCATTTTGATGGCGTAAGTTGAGAGATATCCGCCAACGAACACCAAGGTGAAACCCAAGCCGAACGCTTGAGATATCTCTCCTGGAGTCAGCTGTGTGTAGCTCATTAACGTGTCATATTCTTGAGCCGTGACCATGACATAACCGCTGCATGAAGCCGCTTCAATGTCAGGAACGACAGCGAGAAAACCGTCCGCGTTAGGTAAAGCACACACAGGCATATCGAAATTCCTTATTTAGCCTTTAATGAGGCTTCAAAATGTTTCTTGATGTCGTCATCCACAGGGATGAGTTCTGTCACAATGGCACCTGCCAATGGATCGTCTGGGTTAATCTCCAAACGCAATTGGTACTCACGGCGAGGAACGAGGGCACCAGTGCGCTCAAGTAATAGGGCGTATTGATGATCAATCATCAACGGTTGGTCCCACTGTGGATTCACATCACCGGATTCACCGATAGTGCGGCGTTTGAATTTCTCTGAGTTGATTTCACGTAGAGGACGCGACACGTTCAGTTGAGCACTGTCACCACGTGCTGAGTTCCAAGTGATATCCATGCCAAGTACAAAAACGGATTTAGCCATTTGTTAAGTCTCCAATATGTGAGTCACCA